TCGTCTTGCTTGACCTCCAACTTGATGCTGATCTGGCCACCAATCAACTGATCGGTGTCAGTCACTTTCGCCAAGCCAATAGCACGCATGATCTCGCCCAATTGCTGGCGACCAATCTCCTCGGCCTTTGGGGTAGCGTTCTTGATGTTCAAGTTGCCAAACACAACCCGGCCTTGATGGCTTGGGCCAGTGATGTCATAACGCAGCTTGATGTACTGGCCATTGCCAGCCTTGGTGGCTTTCAGTTCGGCTTGAGAGATGGTGGCGGTGTACCAGCCAGCAGGCAAAGGCTCAAAGCTGCCAGTGTTGCCAACAGGCATGTCGTTGACGTTAAATTCTTCGTTCAGAAAAGCCATGATTTACTCCTTGGGGATGATTTTGAAAGATGGGCGGCCAGGCTTGGCCGTAATAGCACCAGCCAAAGGCCCGGTGATGGATTCGTCGGCTGATTTCCAGACCGACATGTTGATCTCCGGCTTCCACCGAAAAAGTGTTGCAAGGTGATCGCTCAGTCCTGCTTCAGTGGCAAGCATTTGCAGCTTCTCTGAATCGACCTTGCGGTCGATGCGTCCTTCGATCTTGATCTCAAAACCTGCTGCGCCGACGGTTTCGGTGCTGTCGAGTTGGTCTGAGATTCGTGCCAGCTTCTTGATGTGGTCCTCAATATCTCGGCGATCTTCTGTCGCATCTTTTTCTTCCTGTTTTGCTCTGAGCCACATCTGGGCCAACTCGGCCATGTCGGTGGTTTCGATCATTTCTTTCTTGCCTCCAGCATGGCGTCAGCAAGGTCGTAAGATTCATCTGCCAAATTTATATACAGTTCAAACAACATTTCTGGTTGGGTTTCAGTCGAGTTTTGAAAATGTTTGTCCAAAATTAGTGATTGCATTGCCTTCGCCGCAAAGTAATCCCTCATCGTCATACCCTCATGCCCGTTGTAGCCAACTGGAAAGGCTTGGTCGTTCTTTTTCATGGCTTACCCCCGATCTTGTTAATGATTGCACCCAAATCTGGCGCTTCCCAAGCCTCCAGCTTGCCAGAGCGATCTTTGGCCAGCCAAAGCCCATCGCTGTCGCACATCAGCGCTCGCTGGGTGTTGCCCTCGCCGTCACGCTCCACACGCAGCGCCAGCACTTCATCAAAGAAGTAAGGCAAGCCTTGAGTCAAGCTCTTGCCGGGCATCCCAGGGTTGTAGAGCATCTTGCCCATCTCATCGGTAGACTTTTCCAACTTGGCGCTCATATAGACATGCTTGCCCGGCAAATCACGAAACGCACGGATCAGCTCTTGCATGGTGGTGTTCATCTCACCATAAGCCGCACGCCCGTCCTTGGACTTCTTCATCTCATGGGCCAGCACCACCTCAGCGACCTCGCTGATCGAGTCAAGCGCCACCGACTGAAAGCCAGTTGCCTCTTGACTGTCACGGCACCATGTAAATGCCTCACGCAGATCATCCATGCTTGCAATCTCAATGTAGGGCAGATCAGCGTCCTGAATGGACAGCAAACCACCCTCAGCAGACAATACGATCACATTGGGCAGAGTCTTGACCAAAGTGGTCTTGCCTGCCCCTGCTTGCCCGTAAACAAGCAACTTCACACCATTAGCGGTCAAACCGCCAGTCGATTTCAAATTGATAGCCATCTGGCTCTCCTTTTTTGCACCACTGTCAGGGAATCTGTTTGTGGTGTAGCGACATTATAGCGTATGATTCGCACATCACAACATTTTTTTTTAACAAGGACAAAACATGATGACCCTAGAACAGATACGCCACGCACTTTCAGACCGAATGCCAATCAAGGTGGCAGAGGCCACTGGCGTTCACTACAACACCATTCGCCAAGTGCGTGACAACCCCAACGCAAACCCAACGCACAAGGTCTTGCAGGCTTTGTCAGACTATTTGGAAAGCCGGAAGGTGACGCATGGCTGACCCATTCAAGATCACAGAGCCGACCTGCATCAGCTTTAGCGGCGGTCGCACCAGTGCTTACATGCTTTGGCGGGTGCTTCAGGCTCACCAGATGAGCCTGCCGGAGGAGGCAAAGGTGGTTTTTTGCAATACTGGCAAAGAAGAAGAAGCAACGCTACGCTTTATTCAGGACTGCTCAGATCAATGGAACGTGCCTATTTCTTGGCTGGAATACTGCGTTGTTGATGGCGAACATTCCGTCAAGACGGTGAATTTTGATACGGCGTCTAGAAATGGGGAGCCGTTTGATGCACTGATTAAACGCTGGGAGCCAACACTTCCCAATGGGAGAGCAAGGTATTGCTCTGACTACATGAAAACAAGAACCACCCACAGATATTTGAAAGCAGTCGGATGGGATGAATGGGATTGCTTCATTGGCATAAGGGCTGATGAGCCTAGAAGGGTCGGTAAATTTAGGGCAAACCCAAACCCAAAAGGAAAGTATGAGACCGTTTTTTTGCCATTGGCACAAGTTGGGGTGACTTCAAAAGAGGTTGGAAACTTTTGGAAAGCACAAGTCTTTGATCTCGGACTGCCAAATATCAACGGCAAAACCATGCATGGAAACTGCGATTTATGCTATTTGAAGCCAAAATCTCAAATTCTTAGCCTGATAAAAGAGAAGCCAGAACGAGCAATTTGGTGGATGAATCACGAAGCAGAAGCTGCAAAACGCACAACTGGTGATGGGCAATACTTTGCAATTGATCGGCCAACTTACGCTCAGATGCACCAGTATTCATTTAACCAAACCGATATGTTTGACCCTAATGAAGAAGCAATCTCCTGCTTCTGTGGAGACTGAAATGAAACAACTTTTAGAAAAAGCCTTAGAACTAGCAAAAGCTGGTTATTGGGATGCTGCAATTGACTTGATTGAAGAAGCTATTGCTTCTGCGGAGACTAATTAATGGCCAACCTTTCAAACATCCTCGGCGGCTCTTGGTCGCCACCAGCAGAGAAAATCGTTGCATCTCCAGAGGCGCAGCTAATTGACGCCATCAGGGCCGCTGGCCTAGAGCCGCCAGATCACATTGAGATGGATGGCAAGATTCACCGCTTCAAATCTGGCACCAAGGGCAAGCCAGGCATTGATAAGCCCGGTTGGTACTTGGTGTTTGGCGATGGCATCCCCGCGGGACGCTTTGGCTGCTGGAGGGCTGGCATCGAGGCCACTTTCAAGGCAGACGTTGGCCGAAAGCTCACGCACACCGAAGAAATGATCCACGTTAAGCGCCTTGCCGAGTCAAAGGCAGTGAGGGATGCGGAGATCATTCGCCAGCACCAAGTCGCCAGCGAGACAGTCGAGCAAATCTGGGCCACAGCCAACCCAGCCAGCCCAGAGCACCCTTACCTATCCAACAAGGGCATTGGCGTGCATGGCGCACGCATTACGGGTGACGGTCGCCTGATGGTGCCTTTGTACGACCAAGACGGCACGCTCTCCACCCTTCAGTACATTGCCCACGATGGCGGCAAGCTCTATCACCCCGGTGGGCAAACTGGCGGTAAGTTCTGGCAGTTAGGCTCACTGGATGAGCCTGGCCCACTTTATATGGCCGAAGGCTTCGCCACCGCGGCAACCATCCACGAGATCACCAATCGCCCAGTGATCGTGGCCTACAGCGCCAGCAACTTGGTGCCCGTCACGGGCAAATTGCGCGAGATGCACGGCCCAGCCCAAGAGATCGTGATCGTGGCCGATAACGACGCCTCTGGTGTTGGCCAACGCTACGCCGAGCAGGCCAGTGCCAAGTACGGTGCACGCACAGTGGTTCCACCTGTTCAAGGTGATGCCAACGATTATGTGCAGTCTGGCAACGACTTAGCCAGCCTTCTTGCACCAACACATGATGATTGGCTCATCCCCGCCGATGAGTTCTCAGCCCAGCCCAGCCCCATCTCATGGCTGGTCAAGCGCTGGATTCAGGACCAAGCCCTTGTGATGGTTCATGGCCCATCGGGCGGCGGCAAGACATTTGTGGTGCTCGACTGGTGCCTGCGCATTGCCAGCAGCACCCCAGACTGGTGCGGCAACAAAGTGCGCCCCGGTCACGTGGTCTATCTGGCCGGCGAGGGTCATCACGGCCTTCGTGGCCGAATCGCCGCTTGGAAGCACCACCACAAATCGAGCAAGCTCAATATGTGGCTCTCCAAGCACGGCTGTGACCTCAACACCCCAGCCGGTTATCTCAAGGTGCTTGAGCACATCAGGATGCTGCCTGAGACCCCCAAGGTCGTGGTGGTCGATACCCTGCACCGCTTCCTTGCCGGAGACGAGAACAGCGCCCAAGACGCCAAAACCATGCTGGACGCCTGCGGCAACCTGATGATGGAGTTCAACTGCACCGTCATTTTGGTCCACCACACAGGCGTCTCAGACGAGGCCCAACACCGCGCCCGAGGCTCAAGCGCTTGGCGAGGAGCACTGGACATCGAGATCAGCGTCATCCCCGGCAAAGATAACCAGCCTATGCAACTGGTCCAGCGCAAGTCCAAAGACGCCGAAATGGCCGAGCCAATTTACCTCGACCTCCAGCAAGTGACCATTCCAAGCTGGTACGACGAGGACAACCAACCCGTCACCAGCGCCATCCCCATCCAAGCCGAAGCCCCAGCCGCACCCACCAAGAAAGACTCCAAGATCGACGGCCACCGCAAGACATGGGAAAACGCTTGGTGGGCATCCGGCGCTGAGACCAGAGACGAGCTGCCTTATCTCAGCCGGTCAGCCCTCAAAGACAAACTGACCCAAGACGGCAACGCCGAGCGCACCGTGCGAAACATGATCAACCCGTCGTATAACGACAAACTGATCGGCGCATTGCTCCAGGCTGACATGATCCAGAACACCGAACACGGGTGGATCATGGTGGATGAGGTGCAGGCGAGTACCATGATGTTGCGCAAAAACGACTGTGGATAACCTGTGGATAACTTTAAATTGGTTGACCCTAAATGACCCTAGGGTCAAAGTCAGGGTTAGGGTCAAAAAGGGGCAAAACAGCGCCAAAGTTGACCCTCCCTGACCCCCAACCCTTTAGGGTTGGGGTCAAGGGTCAAGGCGTTGCAGGGGTTTTTGGGGTTGCTGAGTTTTTTGGACTCAGCCTGTGGATAACTTTT